AGAAGTCAACGAGCGATGGATCGCCATCTCAGCCGAGCCTTGAGTTTGAGGACTGCAACGCGCTGTTCCGGTTTCGCTGGGCGGTGAAGGCCGGGACGCGAACGCTCTCGATCAAGGTTGCCAACCTTAGTGGGCTGACGCCTTACCCGACGATGACGATCCGGGCAAACTCGGCGATCGGTGTGAATTCGGATGTGGTTGGCACGGCGAGCAGCGGAACGGGCTGGCAGGTGATCGGGCCACTGAGCGTTTCGCCTTCCTCCGATGGCACGCTGCTCGTGGAGCTGTACAGCGGCGGCGTGAATGCGAACAATCTGCGGCCGGTTCGCTGGGACAGCTTGAGCGACGGCACCGGGCGGACCGACGCTTTCGCGAACTGGCTGAACGGTGCGCCCGTCATCGACATCAATGAGACGATCGCGCCGAGCGTGACGCGGGTATTCGGCTCAGTAGGTTAATGGGAGAGGGAACCTTATGGCAGGCAACAAAACGGTACGAATTGGGCCTATCGCTCTTACTTCAACGCTTACGACCAATATCCTGAACCCTCCGACTGTGACCGGAGGCGTCAACGGCGGGTCATCTCCCACTTATATTATTCTGCGGCACATCAGAATCGTGAACAAAACAGCGGGAGCAGTCACCTGCTCGTTCTGGATCGGAGCCACTGGAGCAAACGCTGCGGGAACCGAGTTCGCTTTTCAGGGGACTTCTATCCCGGCCAACTCCTACGTGGATTGGTACGGCGTTCTGCGGCTTGATGCTGCTGACTTCCTTGTGGGTGGGGCCTCCGCGAACACTTCCCTGAGCTTCGAGGCAGAGGGGGAAATAGGCGTAGCAGGCTAGGTATACTGTAGATAAGGGAGCGAATGGCATAATGCAGGACTTATGGCACATAGGAACCTCTATCATTGGCACGCTTGTTCTTGGGGGAATTTTCGGGGGTATCAAGATGTACAGCCAAATTCAAACCAACAACGCTGAGATCACTCAGCTCAAAATAGACCATCGAGAGAATCGGCAGGCCATCGCGGAGCAGGACCTTCGGCAGCGGGGTATGCAGGACATGCTCACCCGGATTGACGAAAATGTGAAGCGCCTGTTGGTAGAGCCGAAAGTAAAGCCGTGAAATGGACGCCCTCGGACGTTGTAGCCGTGCTTACGGCCCTCGGAGTAGTCATTACTTCGATTGCTTCGTGCATTGCGGCGTGGCGCGGAGTAGCCAATGGCACGAAATTGGCACAAGTTTCGGCTAAAACCGACGCGATCCACGACAAAATAGCGGACAAGGAGTAAACTAATGGCAGGGATATTCTTCTGGATCATCATGCTGCTGATTGTACTGTTTCACGGATGGTGGGGGTTCTCCAACCCGGCGAACCGCCCCCTAGTGGCAGGCAGTCTGCTTGTATTCGTAGCTTTGGGGCTGCTTGGCTGGAAAGTATTCGGGTTTGCCCCATAAGGAGGCGGTATGCATTTCAACTGGTTCATGGTCGCTTTGCAGATCGCAAGCGCGGTACAGCAGTTCTCGCACATGCAGCCTGGTGAAGAGGCTGACGCTCCTGTGATCCACGCCAAGAGCGGCACGACCAATATCGAGATCGCCATACACATCAGGCAGGACGCCAAGAAGTGAGCGGAATTATCCGCTACCATTGGATACCGGCCAAGTATTTCAGCAAGCGTACAGGTCCGATCCAGAGTATCATCCTGCACGCGACTGAGGGCACGAAGGCAGGGGACATCCCAACCCTCGTTGGCGGGGACGGGCGCAAGGTCAGCGTCCACTGGTACGTTACTCGTGAAGGAGATTTCTACCACTTCGTACAGGATGCCGATATCGCTAACCACGCAGGCGCGGTCAACCAGGACGCGGCTTCAAACGCCCACTCGATCGGCATTGAGCAGGAATACCGAGCAGGGGTAGATACTTGGACCAATGTGCAGATTCAATCCTGCGCTAATCTCGTGGCTTTCCTGATGCAGAAACACGGGGGCTTAAAGATATTTTCTCACGCTGAGGTTGCGGCTCCGAAGGGCAGGAAGTCTGACCCGGAAAACTACCCCTGGAATAAATTTCACGCCCTGCTGCAAGAATCACAGATCAGAACGTGGTCAGCGGAGCAAATAGTATGATCTGGCATCCCGCAACCAACCTATTCGTTCCAAGCCTGCCTGAAGGCTTCATCCCGCCTTCGCCTCCTGCTGACCGGCGCATGAGAGCAGAAAAGCGCCTGAAGAAGCACATGACAACCTACACAGGGCGCGTGCTTTGTCCTGGCAGCGCGGAATACGCGGTGGAGCTTTCGCGTATTGGTTCTGCCGGTGGTATGAGCGGAGGGATGCAGGGGCTTGATGGACTTGGAACTGCGTTACTCGGAGCGAACACGCCACCCATTTCTACCCCTACGGCGTTCTGGCGCATGGAAGAGGCTAGCGGTTCGCGCGTTGATAGTGTGGGCGGCTCACCTTCCTGCGACCTAACAGCGACTGGGGCACCGAGTAACACGACTGGAAAAATCGGATCGGCTCTCGCGGTAACGCCCACTGCCTATTGTGAAATCTTAGACAATGCGCGAATTCGTACCGGAACCTCGTTTACGCTGGCGTAGCAGACGGTGTGCTAACCGTCTATGCAAGCGACGGAGTAACGGTGCTCAAGAGCTTCACCGGGGTCACGGTAGACGCACTTGGAAATGTGACGGCAAGGAACTAGATGTCCTCTCTTGCGATCAGCGGACTTACCGGAGGTGGAATTGCCACGGACGGCTTTAGTGGGCCGGTTGACGGTCCCGTGCCTCCTGTCGTTACCGCAACAGGCGCAACGCACGAGTACGGTGCTGGAACCGTTGCTACGATCCACGTAGGCGAGGGGCAGGTAATTATCGGCCCCTGGCAGACGATAGATCGTACTCAAATCGAGATCAAGGTAGCGGTTCGAGGGGATGCTGCGTTCGATCTGAACTACGAGTTCTCGACCGACAAGGGCAGTACGTGGTACGTTGGAGAGCAGGCAGCGTCGGCTGTGGTATCTGTAGACGACGGTTCCAATTACGCAAATGAAGCCCATTTCCATGTCAATGTCGGGTACTGGTGGAGAATTTCGGTGTTCAATACCGATGTCTCCCCGCTGAATATCGCGTTCGAGTGGCGGTTCCACGAGTTCTAAGGAGTTTTTATGAGCCTCTTATCGACCCCGTTTGCGGGACCGTTCACGACGCAACTTATCAAGCAGACCTCGGCAAATGCCACTCCGAACGAAGATGTTCGCGGAGGGGCTACTGATGTCGTTATGATCCAGATCGACAATTCGGCTAATCCTTCGCAGTCGGTCTATCTGCATATGTATGACAACGCCGCCCCGGTTGTCGGGACAACGCCCCCGGACACGACAATCAAGGTGCTTCAAGGCATCGTGCTTGAACTGATCTTCCTGCCGAATCTCCAGTTCGGGACCGCGCTCTCGTTTGCCTGCACCACTCTCGGGGGGCTAGGCGGATCGGCCTCTCCGACCAACCCGGTAATCGTGGACATCGCATGTTCGTAGCGCAACAGATCGAAGCCGACTTCCTGACCAAAGAGCTTCTCCAGCAGCTCGGAGGAGCGTTCTGGATCGGGCTTGACCGTCTGCGGAATCAGCGAGATCAACTGCTCGACATCCTTTCCGTCACGGCCAATGTCTACGACAGCTCCACGCCTCCGGTCCTGAAGGCGGGGCCTTTGCGTCTCGATATTGAGGCCGCAGGGACGCAGCCTCCCACACAGCAGGCGGGGTATCTCCTCCAGACCGGGCCGGGACTTGCCCTGACTGCCGCCGATGTCTACCGGGTGGTCTACGCCGTGCGCCTTCGTACAGGGGAAGTCAAGACGATTCAGCAGTCTTTTGTGCTTCGGGACGATCCATACGGCCCGTTCAAGCAGCTTCTCTGCTGCCCCGATGTCGTTCCCCCAATTACCTATACTCCGTGGCCTATGACCTTTTTCGAGCCTGGTGGGAATCGGGTGCTCTCCTCCAATGGCCTGTCCATGAGTGATTCATGGTCCTACACTGGTGGGACGGACGAGTATTTCGCAGGGACTCCGATTCTGGATAATGCGGGGAATGTCTACCTCCGCAGCACCAATTTCGATACCCACGATACCCTGCTCTACAAGTTCGACAAGGACGGAAACGTAACCTGGAGCGTGAACATCACGGCGGACTTCGACGGGACCACAGTAATCATTCCGCAGGGTGGAGTCGCAATAGACGACCTGGGAAACATATTCGTCACGTGTCGTGGGGACAATATCGCCTGCTACAGCGCCGTGGACGGCAGTAAAACGTGGTCCTACGACACGACTACAGATGGAGTGACCGGGGGTCATGCACTCAGGTCTGCTCCCGTTGTGGACGTAGACGGCAAGGTGCATATCTGCACCGGGCGTGATCTGCTCGCAGACGGCGAGGTGTGGGCTTACCGTTTCAATGCAGACGGCACGGTTAATTGGAAATTCAAGATTTGGGACTATAACGGAGACGGTATTCTCGGGCCTTCTTCGGGGGCTGCGGCCATTGCAGGGGATCATGTCTACTACGTAAGCCATGGCATTACGACAGGCAAGACCCGAGTCCAGAGTCTCAACCGCCTCACCGGGGCCTCGGAGTGGATCACTACCCTTGCAGAGCTTGGGACCGACTACAGCGAGGCGCAGGTAGGCGCTGTGGTGTCCAACGGCACGTTCTATGAACTCTGGCCTATCAACAAGGTCAGCCCCTCGGGAAACAGCGAACGCACGGCCTGGGGCCTTATTTCTGATCTCGCGGCAGGAACGGATAGCATGACGAACGGGCTTGGAGGCTACGGAGCCTTCTGGAGCCTGCCTGTAGTGGACTCGGATGGAAATGTTTACGCGGCATCGAAGTATGACATTCCGACCTGGGGAAGCAAGGGGCGACTGACTAAGTACAATAGCAGCGGTGCGGAGCAGTGGCATTTTGCCGGGACTGTAGACGGCGAGAGCATCTTCCCCCCGATTCTGTGTGCGGACTGCCTGATCGTGCCTGCTGGCGGAGATAATGCGTTCCCCGCAGTATCCCTCGGGCATGTCTACTTCCTCAACCCGGCAGACGGAAGCCTGCTGAACACACTTTCGTATGCCGCAGCAGGCACAGAAACAACTCACGGTATCGGTTCCAGCGGAGTGTCCTTAAACGGTCAGGCTCTCTACGTGGCTATGGGTAGGACGCTTCACGTTTACTCTACCGTTTGATTTTCTCCCGATACTTCAGCCCGTATTCGATCAGCATACGGGCTACGCTTGAGATGCTTCGGTACTCGTCCTCAGCAATCTTCTCCATGATGTCTTTCAGTTCCCCAGGCACATTCAGGGGGCCTAAGCGAACAATATCCCCGGATCGCTCCGGTATTTCGCTCTCGTCCACTTCCAGCCCTTCTACGATTACATTTGCCACTAGCTGCTCTCCTCTACCTCAAAATTAGCCTGCTCAAGCAGAAACTTCACGATCACATCTGAAATTACGGATGCGACCTTCGCATGTCGCTTTACCCTTACTGCGTCGGCTGTCAGCTTCGTAATGTTCCAGCCGAACTCTTTCCACGCATCGAAAAACACGGTCCCATAGGTTGATGTACGAGTGCTTACCTGCGCGGATTTCTGGTCGTGATGTCCGAACAGAATCGTGCAGCCTGTCCGGTCCCTGATCTCCTTGAAACGATTGAGCGAAGCAATCGACTTGATCCCGTAGTCCTCCATGTTGACTGCCGCGTTCATGGGGTCGATCACCAGCAGCCCCGCTTTCAAGTCTCCAACAACTTCCTCCAGCGCCTTCATGCTCTCCGTATTCGAGATGTCCAGACGTCTCCCATCGTACATTCGGATCGGGAGATTCGGGTGCAGCACGGTTGTCAGGATGTCGTCCTCGAACGTCGGATCACACCCTCCGAGCAGCATTCTCAGCCTCGTAGCCAGCAGCGTATAGTCGTCCTCCAACTGACAGAAGATAACAGGCTTCGGGATCGGGACCTCGAACGCTCCCAGGAATGGCTTGCCGCTCGATAGTGCTAATGCCAGCTCCAGGAGCATCCAGGTCTTGTAAGTACCTGGTAGTCCTGAGACTATCCCCGCTGACGAATAAGGCAACCAGTTTTGCACAAGCCATTGTTGTTGCGCTGGAGTGTACGTGGAAAGAAAGTCCAGCATGGAGAGGAATCGCTCTGGAGCGACTTTCTGTTCTGTTGAAGCCCTTTCCTTTGTACCAATATCGTCAATGTACCGATTGATTTCAGTCTGTGAAAGCGACGGGTAGAGGTGCTCATCATTCCACTTGAGAAGCTCCTTTCGGACTTCATGGATGCTTTTGCCTTCTTTGAATAGGTGGCCGATGAATTTCCCCGCAGCATCGTGCCTATTGCCACTAAATACGGCTTCGGGGTCAATGAGCTTGACCGCGCCCCTCGTAATAGCGGCAGCGGGTCCGTCGTCAAGATACGTATAACTGCGACCGCTCTTATGTGCGGACGGTGGTATGAGTACGTAGCCCCCCTCGCCCCTAACATGGTTCTCCCCCTTGGCGCTGTTCTTCCACTTCTTGTTCGTGGACCAGTAGTAGTGCAGGCCCCCGCCCCCGGTTCGGACAGTCCTCGTCACGAATTCAGGCTCGGCTCCTGCCCGGTCGATATCGTTGACCACGATACCGTTGCCGGTAAGTTCTGCGGCATTGGCATCCGGATACTCTCGATACCAGCCCTCGATCTGGCTGATCGTCGGAAGCCTCTGCTGAAATTCCTTCCAGCTCGACAGGATCGGGTGCTTGCCGGGGGATTCGCAGTTGGCTCGTCCGCAAGTACACTGCCCGTTGCGAATCCCGTAGATCGGAATAACGGATCGCCCCTCTTTACGGCGCTTCAGCGCCTCTTCCTTACAGCTTTGCGGAGGCATCGGGGCCGTACCTTAACATGGTCAACCCGTAAATCAGGATGCGGATCGCATCGAATTCGTGCTCCGTTTTCCAGGTCCAGCCTGCGGCCTTAACGTCCTCCCTGCGTATCTTGTGAGTTTGCGAGGGCTGAATAGATAGCAGGCTGAACCTTCCGAGCTTTGCCCATAGCTTGATTGCGCCTACGATTTCAGGGGCTACCTGTGTTCGAGAAAACAGCCCTGCACGAGATATAAAGCTCTCGTACATCAGGAGTCGTGGAGTGTCAACGATAGGCTCCACGCTCAAAAATTCCATGAACTCTTCTTGAGAAAATGTCCACAGGCGAATCGTAACGCCGGGTCCGGGGCCGTATTGAACTCGTGTAACTCCGGTAGAGTCTCCGGGGTCAAAAGAGTAGGCGCATACATAGGGGCTGTTCCGAAGCATGTCTGTTACCCTACTGGGACCATGCTTCCCCATGTACGCCCTGCCTTCGTCTCCGCGACTATTGGCACTCGAAAGTTGAAGTCCTCCATCACCTTCTTGATTAGTTTGCATGTCTCCGCTACCTTTTCTGTTTTGCACTCGAAGAGTATCTCATCGTGAACCTGGCAAACCATTCGGCATTCGGCAGGAAGCAGTTCCGAAAGTCGCATCATCGAAACCCGGATAATCTCTGCCACGCCGCCTTGAATCACGTTGTTCATGGCGGTATATGCCTTGTCCTTGAATCCATTCTTGGGGAACCGTCGCATTCTGCCCGTCCATAGGCGAATGTACCCGTCTCGCTCTGCCTGCTGCACGAGGCGATAGTTGAGCTTCTTCACTCCAGGCATGAGTTTGTTGTGGGCCTTGAGGACTTCCTGTGCCGCAGGGACGCTTATCTTGAGCATGTAGGCCACCTTTGCGGCTCCAGCCCCGTAGTTCATGCCGAAGTTTAAGGTCTTGGCCGCATCTCGGCTGATGTGCAGGCGCTCGGAAACCATCTGGTGCAGGTCCAGGCCGTCTTCGCAGTAGGCACTCATCAGGAAGGGGTCTTCGGAGTAGTGAGCGGCCATTCGCAGCTCTGCCTGCGATAGATCGGCAGAGATCAGTTGGTAGCCTCGGGACGCCTCCACGAAGAAGCGTGCCCGGTGCCATTCCTTCGACTTCTTGGGGAGTTGCTGAAGATTAGGTTCCGCAGCGCTCATTCGACCCGCCACGGTCCCATGAATGCGGAAGGTGCCATGCACTCGGCCATTTCGATCCGCACGCTTCAGGAACGCCTCGTAGAAGCTGGATTTGGCCTTGGACAGCCCCCGGTACTCCAGCAGCAAGTCTACGCGAGGGTCATTGAGTTCAAGGAGCCTGTCCTTGGCGCTTGAGGGGATACCGAGCCATTTCTGAACCTGCTGTGCGGAACCGGGATTGAACCCGGTCCACGTCATGCTCTCTAGCTCCTGGCGCAATTCCTCTACCCGCGCTTCGCAGATCGCAGCCTCTTCCGTGCATTTCCTGCGATTGACCTTCAGTCCGGTAGCCTCCATGTCCTCGACCACGCGGGCATAGTCGCACACTTCATTTGCCAGTGAAATCAGGCCGTCCGCCTTGAGCCTGCTGGCTGCTCTCTGGTAGAGCTTATAGGTCAGCAGCGTGTCCTGCTCTGCGTACTCGGTCACGAGCTTCGGGTGCAGCTTCCACATCAGGCTCTTGTCTGCCGCCTTGCGCTTATTCTCGGAGATGTCTTTAATGGCCGCTTCAAGGTCCCGCTCGGGCTTCGTGGCATCGTTGCCGAACTGCGTGTACCCAACATTTTTGAGCGCATACGACATCTCGTTCTCGTTGCTCAGGTGCCAGAGCAGCATAGCGTCGATCACGGCGCAGTTTGACATGTCGATCCCTGCTTTGCGGAGGAACTGGCAGTCGAACTTGGAGTTCCAGCCTACGAAGGAACCGGTGTCAAAAATGACTTGGAGGGCCTTCTTCCAATCGTATTTCCGCATCTTCTCGCGGTCAATGGGGTGCTCAAAGGGGCAGAAGTAAACACTGTCATGGCCGTTTGAGAACGCAATTCCAAGCAGGCTGTCTCCTGCGTAGGGCAGGATTCCGGTCGTCTCGATGTCAAACGCGGTGCAGCCTAAGTTGAGATTGGCTGCAAAAAAGCCCCGGAGTTCTTGCGGAGTAGTTACGAGCATTCAGCTAGTCCTTTCAAGCAAATATCCGCAAGTGGAATCGAACCACTCTTCCAGCAAATGTCACCAGACATCCTACGGATTACCAAGGGGCTAGCTGCGGAGGTGGGTGCAGCCGACCCCTAAACCCAAACTAGCCCAAGTCGTTCAGATCGTGCGTTGCCTCAGTTGGGGGCAGCACCTTCTTCACGTAGGGCCGAGTCTCGCCCTCGTAGGTCTGGTGGTCGATCACCAGGCGGCAGCAGTTGCCAATCAGCTTGGACACATCCACTCGGGCCATTCCGTCGCCCTTGGCTCCACAGGCGACAGCCGTCTCCGTGACCTTCCACATGGCGTCTCGGGTCAGGACTGTATTCAGCCACCATGCACGCTTGTCTTCGAGCGTTCGGAACCGCCATACGATCATCGTATTGCCTGACTGAGCAACCTTCTTCTCGGTTGCTTCGAGCCTTGCGTGGTAGGTGCCCTTGGCATATTCTTGGAGGTTCCCGCCGTCGAAGTCAATGTCGATCACGATAGCCGTGTCAGGCTGCTCGTCCGCATACACGTCCTTGGCCGCTTCCAGCTCCGTCTCGTCCACGCCCAATTCGTCAGCGATCTTGCTCTTTGCTTTGATTGCCATTATCGTATCTAGCCCTTTCCAAGTAGCGCCATGATCTTGCTCATGGTCGGATCAGTGATTACCTTGCCCAATTTGCCGCCCGGTGAGCGGTCTTTAGCGGTCGTCTCATTCGTCGGAGTGCAGAGAAGCAGGCGAGTGCTTTCCACGTCGCCACTCTCCCCCGGCTTGATGTAGAGACGCGCTACCACGTCCATGTAACCGATCACGCTCTGCCTGATCTTGGGCATGAGCGCCGGATACCGCTTGAGCGGAGCGTTCTGTATATTACCTGTTGTGTCCGCTTCTCCCGACACGAACAGCACATGAGTTGGCAAATCCCGCAGCTTGCGGAGTCGCTCTCTCATGCCGTCCGTGGTCTTGCCGAACACGCGCATCTGCGCCTTATCTGCCTGCGAAATATCAGGCAGTCCTTCCTCCCCTCTTGGCAGCATGATCTTCTGCCATGCGTCAATCAAATGCTCCTGCATGTCGCTGATGCTGTCGAACACGACCGTCTTATAGCCGTGGTTCGTGGTTGCTAGCCATTCCAGCAGTCGGTCAAGCTCACCCAGGCCCTCGAACTCCGTGACCTTGATGTTGGACGGGTCGATAAACCCGTCCAACGGCTCGGATATCGCAAGCGTGCCCCCCTCAAGGCTCACGAAGAGGACCGGGGACATTTCAGCGCAGAGGGACGCAGAAGCGGCCAGCGTAGTCTTTCCAACGCCCGGAGGCCCGTACACAAGCAGCTTGAGCTTCGGCACGTTGTTGGGTTCGATAAACGTCGGCCTCCAGCCATTACGATCAGCAGGCATGGGTTGATCGGGGTTTATCGGCACACTAATGCCCCCCGGCTTTGATTTAAGTTGGCTCATCGGCTGTTGCCTCCGCATCTTCTACAGGCTTCTCGCGGGACACGTAGGCCCCGCTCTCGACCAGATTCAGTGGGTCACGCCCTCGAACGGTTTCCAGGCACAGGTCCCGAAACTGGCAGGACTTGCACAGGAACGGGCTGTCGCACATATAAACCCGCTTGCGCTTCGCCATGATCTCCACGCTGACGTCGTAGAGCGCAGAACGCTCCTCTGCCAATCGTGCGTCGGATCGGGTGACTACCTGCTCGGTCCAAAACCGCTTGTTTGCCAGCTTCTCCCGGACATCAGCGTAATCTTCGGGGTTGTAGCCATTGGCGACAACCGTCTCCCTGTATGTATCCCAATCCGTGTTGATTTGGGACCGGCTGATACCTCCGGTCTTGTTCACGCTCGGAATACCTGGTTGCTTGTTCAGTATTTGTAGGTAAATTAGTTTCGGAGAGCGTCCAAGGATACCCGTGTAATTCCGGTTGCTCCCTTCTCGCATGAACAGCAGATACATGGCTAACTGTGAGGATAATTCCACACTTTCCTCAGAACGGAACTGCCCTACGTACTTTGCTTCCAACCCCCAAGGTTCTAGACCATAGCCGCCGATGTTAAGCAGAGCGTCCATACGCCCATTCCAGGTGACGCCTTTCATAAAGCGTTTTCCGTCACGTACTGGAACATCCCACTTGACTTCAGACTCTACTAATTTACGCTCTCGGAGATTGCTCTCACGGTCCCACTTCTTGACACAGGCGGATACGGTGTCGATCTCGTCATTCGCCTCCTGCATGTCCAGGCCCTCGCCGTCAATGGAAAAGGTCATTCCACGCTTCAGGTCGAACGCGCTATCTGCTACCGCCTTGTCAACGCTCTTGCCCTCAAGAGCTGCCGCAATTCCGGCATGGGCCATAGTGCCCTGAGCCAGCTTTGTGTGTGCGACAGCAGGCTCCACGCGGAGGAAATACTGCCAGTACCATTTCTGCCGACACTGTTTCCAGACGGCAATCTCTGAGGCAGAGACAGAGGGAGGGTGATCTTGTCGTAAATACATCGGGGTCATAGTCCTTTCAATGCCCGGTCGCTCGTTTTCAATTCCAGATGCAATTTACATCTTACCGGGCATTTTCAAATTTGTCAAGTCTAGTTGCAATCGAAGTGCATGGCCCCTGCCGTGGTGCCGAACCCGGAGGTCAAATCGACTTGCTTTTTGCACACCATGCACAGCCCAAGCTCCGAATCTTGAGTCGCGCTTCGCTCATCGTAAAGAATCTTGTCCAGCGCAAGGTCCAACTGATCCCTCAGAGTTATGAAGTCGTCACGATCCAGGCCAAGCGTGAACTCCTCATTGAAGATCAGGAAGTATTTGCTGCCGCATGGCAGCGCAGGCTCTCGAACGCTCACGCGAATGGTCTTCAAATGCGAATGGGGGATTTCCTGTTGCGCCTGGTCAACAATACCCCGTACAAGCTCGTCTAGTAGGTCCAAAATCATAGTCCTTTCAGCAGTCGGTCATGGACCGCAGCTATCGCGTCTCGTTTGCCTGTCTGCAAATCAATCACATGCTCCTCGACCGATCCCACGGAGCGCAGGGAATAAACCGTGACGGGTTTTGTCTGCCCGATACGATCCAATCTGCCTATCGCCTGCTCCCGGTCGGTTGAAGTCCACGGCTCATCTAAGAATACGCACGTTGCACTCTCGGTAAGAGTCAGCGCAATGCCCCCTGCGGCCCTGGACATGTAGAGCGGTTTTAGCTCCGGGTCACATCTCCACGATTGGAGCAGGGCCTTGCGCTGATTCTCGGACAGCCCTCCATGATACAGATACCCCGGATACACTTCGTGTGCAAGTTTCAGCGCCTCTACGAACTCGCTGAACACAATTACCCGTTCGCCCTCTTCGCACATATCCCGAAGCATCGGGATTTTGCCCCCTCCTTCCTTCGCGCCTAGAATGCGCGGGTCAATGGCTATCTGCCTTGCTCTCGTGTAGGCCACGGCAGCGTTCGGCAGAATCCAATGCTTGCTTTCCATCTCAAGCAGAATGTCCTTGAGGGCCTGCTTGTGGTAGGCTTTTTGCGAGTGCGTCATTTCAATGTGCCGCACGACTTCCGTGACTTTCGGCAGCTCCAGCCCGACCTGCTCTTTCGTCCTGCGAAGCACATACTTTTCGAGCATGGCCGAAAACCGAATCGGGTCCTTCGCTCCTGGCAACAGCTTCTTGTGCATGGCCGTAAATGGCGAAAACTCGAAGCAGCACCATAGATCGACATACTTCCAGTAGCTCTTGAAGTCCTTCGGGTACAGGATATTGAGCATGGCCCAATAATCTGCCGCGTGGTTCACATACGGCGTCCCTGTGAGGCCCCAAACGGTCCCGTAGCCCTTCGCAATGCGCTTGATTGCTTTTGTACGAAGGGCCTTACGGTTCTTGCAGTAGTGGAACTCATCACAGATCAGCAGGCTACCCTTGATCGGGCATTGGGCCAAACGGCTATAAGGTACGATTGTAACCCCCCCGCTAGAAGGGTCCGAAAGCATGGCTACATGCTCTTGCCACACGCCCACAGCAGCAAGCGGACACACGACAGTAATCTGCCTGTACCCGCCCCTGAACGCCGCTACGAGGGCCTGGACTGTCTTTCCAAGGCCCATTTCATCTGCCAGCAGGCAATTACCGCGCAGGAGTCTTTCAACCCCTGCGCTCTGATAGGGGAATAGTTTCATCGCGGCATGTCCGGGTGTTTTCGCGTGTCAGGAACGATACGATAGCCGTTTTTCCAAAAGGTGTCCTGTTTGCACATATCGCAAAGACGTCCCCGAAATGATTGCCATTCCCCGTCACCGTTTTTGTCCCGAGTTCCTACAGTGATGTCACCGTTCGGAACCTCTATGCCGTCCAGGGTATCATAGCAACGAATACACTTACCGGCAGGTGTGCGGTTCATTTTGGCCCTCCGTGCAGGCAAATCCACACGAACATGAACGCCCGTACCGTTTCGCTGATTCCTGCGCCCAAGCACAAGAGCAGCAGTTCCCGGAACCGATCAATCCAGAATTGCCGATGAATCTCGTAGCGGTATTGCCGCAATCGCAGATGATTGGCAGGAGTAATCTTGATGTGACCGCGCTCAACATCGGCCATTAGCTCGTTGTAAATCTCTTTTCGCATTTCATTAGTCCTTTCGTGGAGTCGCACGTAGTTCAGCGAGAGCCTTTTTACCGTCTGCCTTGATTGCGGCATACTCTTCCTTCGATATTTTTCCGTCCATGTACCTCAGCTTAAGCTCCCGTAAATTAAGGAGAATTTGCGCTCCATGCCTACGAATATACTGCGTATTAAACCCCGTCATTTCATTAGTCCTTTCAGTCGTCCGAATCGCAAATCATGAGGGAGCCTTCGACAAGCAGCTCCTCAATTCCAAACACCCGGTTTTGGCCGCAATGCTCGCATTCTACGTTCCTAGCGTCCGGTTCCACGCCCCATTGCTTCTGCTTGCAGCTTCGGCAATAACCGCCGCCGTCGTGCAGCATTTCCTTGTATTGATCTGTAGTGACTTCGATCATTTTGGCAGTCCTTTACCTGGCGGCTCTAATGTGAACGAGCTGCCGATACTCTACGCCGTACCCGTTGTTGATGAATAGCACGGTAATCTGATACCTGTGCTTGTTCCGATCAATCCAAGCGTTCTGCGCTTCGGCAGAGGTAAACTTCTTAAATTTCCACATGGTTCTAGTCCTTTCATTCCGCATGATTGCGGCTGAAGGGCAGAGGTTAATCTGCCCTTCCGTCGAAACCCGGCGATCTATTTCAATGAACAATATTCGGCATATTCCAAGCAATCCTCACAGTACAACTCGTCGCTATGGACTTCTATCGGTTCATCGCAATAGATACACATGCGCGGTTCGTTCAGCAGCACTCCTTGCCGGGACTCCTTGCCGAAATGCTTGTCCCATAATTCCTCACTCCAATAGGTCGAACCGGTCTTAACGACCTTGCGAACGGGCGGCAGATACGATTCGTTGGAATACCATATACCGTCAGTGTAATGCCCCGATTGCTCATTGAAGTATGCGACCTTGCCGCGCGTGTCCATTATCAGAATCTTGTTCCACTTCCCGATTGATGTTTCAACCAGGTAACGAAGGGCCGGGTCTGTGTGCGGTATGCCACGCTCCAACAATGGAGTCAAAACCGCGTCCGCAAAGGTAGCGGTGTCAGACTTCCCCTTATGGGCCTTAATGTCGATTATGCCGTTATGGATCATTGCGTACTTGCCGCCGCATAAAGAGAACGGATGGCACATTTGCGGATTGACTCCCCCGCTCGTTGCAATACGGAAGTGCACAAGGGCAGGACGAAGGGCATAGGGCCGGAATGCACGCTCGAATTCCTCTAGCGTGAAGAATCCCTTTTGGATTATGAAACCCTTCTTAGGGCATATGGTTGCGAACCCCGCGCCGTCAGGATTCGAGGCAAAGGATTCCGCTACATGCGAGTCTGGCAGCTGCTTACCGTGGGGTTTGTAAATGGCGATACACATTTTGGTTTAGTCCTTTTCAATCCGATTTATGGATTATCGGGAACCTGGTTGCGAACGATTAGATGTTTGCCGATAGGAATTCAATCAAGTGGGGGTATACGTCCGGTTCATTCTTGGCAAACCTGAGCAGTGAATGTGCCGATTGGTATTCGTTAACTTCCGCAGGCTCCATACACCAACGGCATAAAGCGTTGACAAACTCTAAGCAGAGCATAGCAGACGAATATTTGAGCGTGCCGCGAAACAGCCGGAATTCTACATGGGACCTATGAAGCAAATTGACTGCTTCATATTTGTTTCCGGTATATTTCAACCCGCCGTATTCATCGAGCGTATCTTCGATTTTCTCCTTCTTGATAATCTCTGCCCATTGTGTTGACTTCCGGCGCGCCAATTTAACGAGCATTTCTTCGTTACGGTCAGCGCCGATGAATGTGCAAATTCTAGCGATTGCAAGATTTGTTAGCGCATCGCGATTTACGCTTATGTGCAGTCCGCAACCCGCGTTCGTCGCGTTATGGGATAGAAGTCCTGGTATCTTGCCATTGCAGATTGACTTTAGCGCCGTGCGATAATACTCCAAGTCACACGGATGCGTTACAATCTCGAATCCACCTCGGAAACCTGTTCCGCTTGTGATTGTACTGTCTTCCTTCAGGTAGCAGGTATCGCCTAATGCGTCCTTTACCTGTTCGGCATAGTCGTCCAGCGAACCCTGCGCGTATCCTGTTTCGAGTTCAATTCCGTGAACAAACCCGGAAGGGTACGATACCTGGTTTCCGTTAGCGCCGAAAAACTTTGTCGCTGGGGAATACGAGTAAGAATGAACTTGCGCGCTATCATCATCATCATCATCATCATCATCATCATCATCATCATCTGGATAGCAGGATTCGCAGTATGCATCTCCGCTTGATTCGGAACAGCGCATATCATCATTAGAATAGTATTCGTTGCAACCATTGCAATACGAATAGGATTCTATGCAGAGACGGCAAATGTTATCGCCCTGTGCGTTCGTTATGCTATCAGAATCTACATAGTCGTTACAATCTGAACAGCGAGTGTAGTTTGCATCGCAACAGGATTCGCAAACCTCTTCATTATCGTAACACTCTCTACGCTCATTCCATGTGCCGACTGTTACGGTTTCCTCAACCTGTTCGCCGCATCTATCGCACGATAGTGCACAGTCCGGGCAGCGCGGATAATCAGATAATTCGTCACTATCCGAGGAAATGAATTCCGGCGCGAACATATCGCCGCAATCGGTGCACTCGCGCTGATTATCGCGAGCGAGCGAACAACAACGTTCGCATAGTCCATTACAGTCCGAATCCTCAACAGCTGTTGGACGCGGACAATGCGAACATACTACGATAGTCTGCAAAGTCAATTCTAGTTCAGCACACAAAACCTCTGGCATTGATCTAGTCCTTTCACGATTGGTTTACTTGCGATACCCCGGATACGATAGGGGTATTTCGTCCCATGTAGGACTCATCAGGCAAGGTTGATTCTGTATGCATATTCTCCGGGGTCAATATTATCCTCAATATCCGCCGTGATGAATCCACGAAGTAAGACGAACGCATCGTCTAAGGATACGGGAACAGTCAGCAGTAGCCACAATGAAGTATCGTCATTGTATCGTGCGCTAACAGTGTAAAGCATTGTGTTTAGTCCTTTCGTTTGTCTGTTGAATACGCCCAATCACATGATAGCATTTCTAGATGTAAAATGCATCTGGATTGGTAACGCATTTTCCTGTGAATGTTCTAAGGTTTGCGATAAGTGACTGCCAGTCATGTTTGTGTGCATCAAACAGCGCACGGATGTCTATCAGGGCAAACCCTTACATCAATCTTGTCAACACTTTGTATTGTGATCGGCACACTTGCATACCAATCATGCTTGCATGGATCGCATAGATGATTCGCGCGAGAAGGAGTTCCTTTTCCGCAGCTTTCAGAGCCAGGGGGTGCGGGTAGCCGGCGTGTCAGAAGATGTGCTCCTATGTTGACCCCCCAAAATTTTTGATTTACTGAATAGCCATAAGATCAAATAAAACACAGTAATTTTGCCTGATCGCTATGCGGTCAAACAAGGACAACTTTAGCTCTATAGTTTATCCAACCCAGGGTAGGAAAAATAATTCCCTCCGAGGTTGACAGCCCCCCTCTCTGTCGGGTACCCTTTCTTAACTTCGAAGAATTCGAATTGAAGCAAGGGTCCCACAGACGAGGAGGGGCTGCACCCTCCGGGACGGGAAGAAAAATGGGGGCTTGACGGCCCGAAAAATCGAAGCCATACTGAACAAACAATTAAAGATTTTGCTGTGTGGTCGAGACACAGCATACAGAGGGATAAAACCCATAAATGCCCGATTTCGGACTCGACCTCCGCGATCGGGCATTCTACATTTGAGGAGAATTGAGATGCCGAGGCCGCGAAAAGTACGTGAAGGTGAAAGCTCTCCGGGGAGCGGGTGGGGCTACAGATCGGAAGTAAGTACCCTGCCCGGATACGCCAAGCTCCACCGTGCAGATGAATATGATGCTTTATCTGCTGCTGGTTTGAGGCTAGCGCAGCCTGAGGAACTTGATTCCGGGGAGTGGCAATTCGTCCTTTACTATGAAGGGATCGGCCCTATCGTAGTGGCTAAGGGTTCGGAAAAGCATGTCAAGAGTACGGGGGAATGCGTGCTGGATATAATTTTCGGGTATCGAGATGTGAAAGAAAAGGACCAAGATGCCAAGACCCCCGCGTAGGAAAACCGAGCTTTCAGACGCCGAGATCACGGTAGGGCCTGAAGACGACGGCCTTGATGTCGCTCGATTCCCTAATGTCGTGGAAGAAGAGACGGCCAAGGAATACCGCCATGCTAGATTGCCCCGAGAATTGATACCCTTCGTGGAGTACAGCGACAAGTTCTTTTCCCCCGCCAAGCAGCAGGCAATGGCCGAAAAGCGAATGTACGCCAGTGACGACCCGGTAGTTATACCGAAGGATAGACCCCACACTATAACCTCGGGCATAGACCTTTTGATACTGAAAGAGAAGCGCCGTGCTGCTGGAGGCAGAGATGTTCCAGGGGAACTGAACGTGCCTTTCAGTGTAGGGCCGTTCTCTTCATCCAGTCTGGACAACTATTACCCTCGCAAGCTGGAACAGGCGGCAGCATTCGTAGAGGGAAAACTGTACTTAGAAGATGCCGAAGGCAAGCCGCTCTCGAAATTCGCCATTGCCCATCGTATGAAAGCGATCGGCGCTCCGCTGCCCGAGGGCTACGACTACCTGAACACGCAAGATCCATGCCCGTCTTACTGGCCTGACCAGGCGAAGTATTCGCACCTGTGGGGGCTAAGGCACCGCGTGATGGAGGAAGCATAGAAAAACCCCTTCGTGAATAAATCCACGAAGGGGCTGAGCAGTACGGGCACGAGGAAGTAAAGGACTAGTAAACCTCCCACGCACTTCTATGATAGCATAGGAATCAAATGTTACGCAAATCAGATTGGATTTTAGATGTCCGTCCGATAAAGGAGCGGATAAACTATGGCCCTCGTACGGTGACTACGTGGGATGAGTGGCTGAGGAAGCATCCGAGCGCAAAAGAACAGTGGCTCATGTCGATTATCGAGCTGCTGCTGAAACACCAGGATTGGGCCGGGGCCTACCTGCTGATCCAGACCTACATCACGACATGCAAGCAGACAGAAAGCAACCGCTACTACAACCGGACTCCGTTTGATGAGAGCGTCCACATTCGCGCCGTGCGTCACTGGTTCTGGTCCCTCGTAGAAGACTACGGATTTGCGCTCCCCGAAGAGGAAGTTCCGTATGACGAGCAGAACATTGGCTCCAGGCGATCAGTCGAGAAGAAGGCTGCGGAATCCTACCCCTTCGTAGGGGGTAAGCCCAAGCGACGGTACTCGGAATCTCTGGAGTTCTTTCAGCAGGTCGAAGCAGACCGGAAACTCAACACGAAGTTTCGAGCGAGTAAATAGCTCGCCGTGAGGTAGAATAGGCCATGAGCTTCTTAGATATACTTGGCCCCGCAGTCGGGGGAATTCAGTCGATTCTCGGCCTGTTCGGGGCCAACGATGCGGAGCGCAGAGCGCAGGAAGCGGCTCAGGCTGCGATCCAGCAGTTCAAGACGAATGCCTCTGCCGCGTACAATGACACGGCAAGTGCTGGTCAGGGCAACCTCTACGCCCTTTCAGGACAACTTGCCAACCAGCTCCAGCGTCAGGGAGGGGCACTTGGTCAGGCTCTTGCAAACGCAGGTGTCTACAATTCGTCTGCCGCTGCGGGTGCCCTCGCCAATCAAGGAGCGCAAAATGCAGGCGCTCTTGCGACGGCGCAGACAAATCTTGGAAACTCGCTCAACCAGCTGAAAGATCAGACGGGGCTGGAGGCGGCACAGATGCAGTTCGGCCTCAACCAGAACAACCTGAACTATGCTCGTCAGCAGACCGCAGGCGCTCAGGGAGGCATCTCCTCGTTTCTCGGAAACCTGGGGCAGATGACCAATCAATTTGCGGGAGGTCGATCTCCAAATGTCGCAGGAGCGAGCTACGGGGTCCCCGGTCAGCCGCTTGGAATGCCTGCTCGAAGTCCGGTACTGACCGGGGGGCTGTCGTATGCTGATCCCGGCTATGGGCCTCAGGGCGCTTACCTTGGAGGCAACTGATGCCTGATCCACCTGCGGTTCAATCTCCGACGGACCCGAAGTCTGCTGCGGCTCTTGCTCAGTACCTTCAAGGGCTGTTCGCGCCTGCTCAGACTGGAGCAACCGGGCTGCTCAACCAGCTTGCGGCTCCAGGCGGAATTTATGATCCTACCGCTGATCTGGCGAACGTCAGGCAGAAAAGCGCCCTTGCAAATACGCTTCCTACCCAGGCGGACATCGACGCTCAGAACGCAGGATTGCAGGCCAAGGGCGCGGACTTTCTTTCGCAGCAGCTAGGCGCGATCCCGGTTCCGCAGGAACAGCCCCTTCAGCAGCCCAATCTTCCGCAGCTCCAGCTCCCCGGACTTCCACAGGTAGCGCAGCCGCACGTCAATCCGCTTGCCTCCCTCCTCGCGATCGGAGCCGGGTTCGCGTCCCCGAAGGCCGCTGGCGGTTTCAATGCCTCGGTGCTGGAAGGCGCGTTGAAGGCGGCGCAGGACGAAAACCAGCGACGGCAGGAGCGGGACAAGGCGGACGTTACCCGCAGGGCCATGATCTACGATGCTTCTATGTCGGCCGCGAAGGAGCAGCAGCGCATCACCGAGGCCAACCGTGACACGGCCTATCGTAACACGGTCGCCAATACCGACCGCCAGATGATGCTTGCCAAGGCCAGTACCGAGCAGTTCACCGCTCATGGAGCAGCGGACAGCCTGAAGGCGTTTGCCGATAAATATGACCCTGCGTTCAAAGCCAGGGATCAGGTCAAGGCTCTTCTGGACGAAATAGACACAAAAGGCAAGGCGTCTGCCGAGCGTATCAAGAGCGTTGCGGAGCTGCTGACAGCGGTCCACAAGGAGGATACGGGCGGCGTCGGCATGGCAAAAGATGTCTTCAATCAGATAATGAAAAGCGTTCAGGACGCAGCGGATCAGCGTGCCTCCGATGCACGAGCGCAGAAGACAGCGGAAGCGGCTCTTCAGCGCACCCTCACCACGCAGCAGGGAGAGCTTCAGCGCACGCAGATTATCCAGGGCCACGAAGACGCACGTTCCGCAGCGGAGCGCAGCCTTCGCGCAGGGTTACAGCAGAATGCTCAGAGCTTCGACATCAAGAAGCTGCTGCTTGGGAATGCCCTCGATCCGAAGAATGAGCCGAGGGAGCAGGCATACCAGAACGACCTGAAGCGACAGCAGGAAGTGCTTCGAGGGCTGGAAAAGAGCATTGCGGAATCCAAGGCGGCGTACGCGCAGGCGGGAAACCCGCGCAGTGATGCGTCCAGGGCCATGAAGCGGCAGATTGAAGACCTACAGCGGTCCATCAATATGACGACAACCACCATGCGGCAGGAGCAGCAGAACCTCGAATACGAGCGCAAGATGCGGAAGAAGGTAATGACGGGCGGGACTGGAACCTTTAACCCGCTGACGGGTCGTGTCGAGTGAGTGACCTTGGCCTGTCCAACATGGGGAGCCTGAGCGTCAAGTTCCCGGACGGCACGTCCAAGGTGTTCAAGGGGGCGGACCCGGACGAGATCAACTCTCAGGCCGCTGCGTACTGGTCAAAGAAGCACCCGGCTCCGAAACTGCCTGCGAGTCCGAATGCGCCGTTTGCTCCGCAGCGGATTGTGCCTTTGCCCCCGGCAATCCCACGGTCTGCGATTGATGCCTATCGTCTTCAGAATTTCAACAGCGATAACCCTAATGAGAATATCAACCTCAAAATGGCGCACGCGCTGGCAGCAAATCCAAATGATGCTTCGTACCTCCATCGTTACAAGAACCTTGACCCGGTAGCGCAGCGTGCGATTTCCGAGAAAGCGGACGAGATCGCGCACGCGAAGACGTTGACGGTCAATACCGCAGGGCTTGGACCGGGGGGTATTCCTGCGGTCATGGACAAGAAGGGCAACCAGGAGCCGATTCAACTGCCTTCGCAGGTACTCGCCCGATTGATCCACGGTCCCGAAGGCGCGAAGCAGCTCGCTAATGCGAAGGGATTTGGCCCGGAAGCAGAGCGACTGGCCCTGGGTGCGGTAGACCCCGAGAGTGTCCTGATGATGCTAGGCGGGGGTACGATTGGCTCCCTCGGTCCCTGGGCAGCGCGTGGGGTGACGGCTGCATTTGCAGGTGCCCTGGGCAAGAGCGCCTATGACAAGTTCCGGGCAAACGATCCTGGGGGCGCCTTCGCTGATCTCTCGCTTGCGGGAGCAGGGGTTGCAGCACACGGCCTTGTGGAGAAATCGTTTGCCAAGGGTCCGAAGTTTCGAGAGCCTCCTCCCCCGAACCCGACGACTGCACAGGTACACGAGCCTTCGGGCCTGGGACCTGGGCCGGAACCTGCTCCAGAGCCTCCTCCACGCCCGGAGCCTCCGCCGAGTGCGGGAGCGCAGGAACCTCCGAGAGCGCGAAGACCTAAAGCAAGTCAGCGAACACGTCCACAATCTCCCCCATCGACACCGCAGCCGGAAAGCCCGTACGTTCCGATTGACCTGGACACGCCTCACCCGGAGGTGGACAAGTTCAAGGCGTACGCGGACAAGTACGCCCCTAACATCAAGGAGACGGCGGATATTGCTGCCGCCAAACAGCGAGTCGCAGAACTTGGCGCAAAGAGAAAGCTGACGATCAATGAGAAGGCCGAATTCGTCAAGGCGAACAACACCGTGGAGGCCCACAACAACGGGCTGAATGAGATAGCTGCTCGTTACGAGGCTGCTACCGGAAGAAAGCTGCCGATCAATACTGCCTCTACCAACGTCGGAGATACCTCGACTGCTACCGGTAGGACAGAAGTAATCGACAAGGTTAGGCAGGTGCTTCGGGCAAATCAGACGACCTTCGAGAAGATGTTCCCGGATGCGGAGCCTGCCCCTGAGCCTGCGGCAGAGACTCCAAAGACGGGCAAGAGATCATCGAAGAAAGCCGGAATGCTCGACATCGGTCCCGGAGCGCCCGGAAGTCCGCAAGAAAAGTTTATGTCGTGGCTGAAGGATCAGCCTATGACGGGGGTGTATACGAAAGCGGCGGAACTATTCAAATCGTGGAGAGCAGTTAATCCGGGGACTACTCGTCAGGAATTCGGGCAGATGTTCCAGGGGGTAGCGGCATCTCCTGAGCACGAAGTGGTGACGCCTTCTGCGAACGTGAAGAAGGGTGATGTTTTCGAGTTTAAGGACAGCACCGGGATCATGCGCCGGGTGACAGGGGTACGGCCTGCGAGGGTATCCCAGGCGCCTGTTGAACAACCGTCTACTGATGTTTCACGTGAAACACCAAAGCCGGGGCGTTTCACAGCTTTGGAGGAGACAGATGCAGCGAAAGAAGATGCAGTCGATACTACCAGAGGAGCCGGAAATGAAGCCCCGGTTGCCGCATCGCAGGCCGGATCGGACGAAGCGATTCCACAAAACCTCGATGAAGGAAGTAGTCGGCAGGATGCCCAAGAAATCGGCAAGCGGTTTGGAAAACGCTCTCCGAAAACCGCTGGATATGTAGACTTCGGGCCTTTGCCGCCAAAGTCAGGGGCGGGACCTGTAGGTCGAGTGCTGCATCATGGGCCTGAAATTACCAATGCCATGAACAAGTTTGATGCGTCCACGGTGAGCGCCCAGGTTCGGGGGCACTTCCTCGAAGATCAACTGTACGAGGGCCTGGACCCCGTTCAGAGGGACGCGCTGGACGAGTGGCTGGTCGGAAATCGTTTTGAGCATGAGGCCAACAGTCAGACGGACCCCGCAAAGGCCGCTGCGATTCGAGCGCATCCTCAGTATGTTCAACCTGCGGACCTGGCTAACCTGGCTTCTTTTCCCGGAGTTCAGGACGCAATCGACCGTTACAAGGATGAAATCAAGCCCACGATTGACGAAATGTCGGGCAAGGCGGGGGTATCCGCCCAGGCAATCGCGGGGCAGTCTCCTCATTACATTCGCCTCGTTCCTGAAGATATTTTGGGGCAGGGGACTCCTGCAAAGGGCTTCCGAGGGGCCTGGGAGAGCAGGGCGCGTCCGAAGTCAACCGGAGCACGAAAAGCGGCCAATATAGGAGCGCGGGTGTACTCCACAGACGTCGGAGCGATCTTGCGGCATGTGGTTCGAGATGTGGAGCCGAAGGCGGCGCTCAATGATTTGTGGCGTACATTGGATGCCCAGGGCAAGATTGCGGTTCCTCCGAGCGGTACGGCAGGTCGTGGATGGAAACCCCCTGACGGCTACGTGGGCGACGAAATTCAGGGCAAGTTCTCGTCCATGCCTGCCGATCTGGTAGCTAAGTACGGAGGCAAAGGCCGGGTCTATTTGCCGCAGGACATCGTACAGTCGATGGATGAAGTGACGGCTCCTCCGATGTTTTCTGGCAGTCGTGTGCTGAATGTGACGAGCAAACTGTCCAGAGCCTTGATTTCGACAACGCTTGGCTTGAATGTTCCTGCGGTTCCGTGGCACATCTACAGGCAGACAGGGCTACTAAGAGCATCAACTGCTCTTGCTGACGCAAAACGAAATCCAGCAACGGTTCTTGCAGGCTCAATCCCGATTGTTGGAACGCTTGCCAAGGGCGCAGCGATTGCCTCCCGAAACGCAGATGATCCGATCTATCGAGCAGTGATTCAACATCTGGTGGAGATCAATGCGATTTCTCCTCGTTCGATGGAGGGCCTGACCGGGAACATTGGCCGGTTGCCTCTGCTGGAGCGGTGGAACGCGATTCTGCATGATAGCATGTTCGGAATGCCTCACGGCAGGGGCGTTAATGGTTGGGCGATTCGCGTTGCGGTTGAAGCGTATCTTGCGAGAGCGCGGTTTGAGCAAACGAACAGCCCGGAGCGAGATCGGGAGTATATCGCACAGTTTGGGGCCTACATGCGCCGGGTGTCTCCGTTCTTCGGGGTGCTGGCAGACCATAACCCGTTTACGAGGACACACGGACCCCGTATCGTGACTTCGGTCAAGATGGCACTTGGAGACACCGGGCTGAAGGTGTCGAAGCAGCCAGGGGAGAGCGAGGCAACTTTCAGGCTAAGACAAGCTGCCCATCGTATCGGGAATTTTGCTATGCACGCGGCTCCTGTGGTTGTAGGACTAATAGTACTAAACAAGGTACTATCAGGTAAATATCCGTGGGAAAATGGTAAAGGTCACGAGCTGGATGTGAACCTGGGGCATGGTCACTTTGTCCCGATCCACCGGATGATACCGGAGCTTGGACCTCCAATGGAGTTGGCGGGATTGGCGTCTCGAATGCACCGGGAGCGTACTGGAACCGGAGGATCAATCCCGAAGTTCAGCACGAAGATGCGCTCTCCTCAATCGTCCAGCCCGGTCATGGAGGCTCTTGGAGATACAGCAATAGGCGCGGGGAATGTGGGCCTGGGGATGGTGGATAGCCCTGCTCTGAACGCTGGAGCCGCGATTCTCAACAAGCGGATGTACCTTCAGTATGACAAGCGTGCAAAAGGCCCGGACCTGATGTCGCTGTCTCCGTCTTCCGCAACAGACGCACAACGAGCGATCAATACCGTAACGACAATCACAGGAGCCTCTACGATCGTTCCGACGCAGGGGTACGCAGACGATGGAACCTGGAGCATCGGCAAGGCATTTATCGACTATTTGACGCAGGGAGCGGTCAAGGTCGATCACCCGGGTAAAACCAAGAAGATGAAGGTACGATGATCGAAGAATTCGGGTCTGTGGTGACAACGGTCAGCATGTCGGTACGCGGCGCTCTCAGTATTGAGGATGCTCGGAAGTTTGCTATCGAATGCGTAGAAGCGATCGGTATGCACGTCAGTCACCCGGCGCACGTGGTTGAATACCCGCTGCATGAAGGCAAGGACATTGGATTTCTGCTGCTCCAGCCTTTGATCGAAAGCTACATTATGCTTGATGTCTGGACGAATTTAGGCGGTTTTTACATCGGGGCAGTATCGTGCAAGGATTTCGATACGATTGACTTGGAGGTTTTGGTGGCCCGTTGGGGGTTTAAGCAAGTGTCCATTACGGGCGGGTATCTCAATCTGTGATCGACCTCAGCACAAAATCCTGCTGCGTTATCGACAACGGTGCTTTCCTTGAGACAGCGGTAATGCTGTCCAAGTCGTTCGGAAAAACGTACTATGTTACGCCTTGGGTGAACGCTTTCCCTCGTTCCAATGATGCGATGATCGGGAAAGGAATCCCAGGGCTTACTCGAATTGACAGCGTGTTCGATGTCGTGGACGATACCGACCTATTCGTGTTTCCAGACGTGGGGGACGGACCCTTGCAGATGCACCTGGAAAGCCTGGGCAAGCGTGTGTGGGGTTCCCGCATGGGCGAGGAGCTGGAATTCGAGCGGGAAAAAACAAAAAGGTTTTTAACCAAAATTGGTCTGCACGTTGGCGAGTGGAACGGCATTAAAGGTATAGACGCCCTTCGCGAGTTTCTGAAATCGCACAAAGAGCAGTGGGTCAAGGTCGATAAATTCCGGGGGGACTTTGAGACGTTTCACGCTCCCGACTACAAATACGTGGAAACGAGGCTTGACGAAATTGAGCAGATACTTGGCGTCCGAAAGCATACCACTCGCTTCGTGGTGGAAGCAAATATTCCAAACGCTGTGGAAATCGCTTTCGATGGATACACCGTCGATGGAAAGTTCCCTAAGCACTCTGTATGCGGAATCGAGATTAAGGACGCTGGATACGTGGGTAAGTATATCCCGTACGAAGCGGTCCCCTCGCCGCTTAGGGAGATTAACGAAAAACTCTCTCCAGCCCTCGAAGGCTACCGATACCGCAATTTCTTCGCCTGCGAAGCGCGTATTACTAAGGATCATCGGGCCTGGATCATAGACCCCTGTTGCCGGTCCAGCTCTCCTCCGGGGGATATGCTCCTTAATATGTACACGAATCTTGCGGAAGTGTTTTGGGAAGGCGCAGAGGGCAAGCTGGTAGAGCCGAAGGTAGCAGGCAAATGGTGTGCCGAGTTGCTGATCCATTTCGCGGGGGACGGCAAGGCTTGGCGGAATGTGGAGTTCCCTGACAGTATTCGGGACCACATCAAGCTCAGGGCGTCTGCAAGGCTCGGGGGGCGGTACTACATGGTCCCGCAGGTGACAGGCCCTCAGATGGTCGGAGCTGCCTGCGGAATCGGCTCCACGATGCAGGAAGCGATCGACCAGGCGAAAGAGTACGCGGAGCAGGTGAAGGGGTATCTGTTCGAGTGCGACCTCCATTCGCTCGATAAAGCGGCCGAAGAATTCAAGAAGCTTGAGGGTATAGGGCTAGGATTTTGATTGATGAAGCAAAGGACGAAGATTTCCAGATTGTAGTACAGTTCCTCAAGCCGGAGGACATGCGCTACGACACGACCGACGATTACGTATGGGATCATGGGAGACTCCTTGTCTCCATCGTAAACAGGGAGAACCGCCTTGATCGAATGGCCATACTACTACACGCGCTTGCGGAATGGGCGGTAGCGCGTGAGGACGGGGTTTCGATAGAGACGATTGACTATTGGGACATGAAGCACCCTGACAGTCTGGAGCCGGGAGCAGAGCCTTGCTGCCCTTACGGTCACGCCCATCATATCGCGGTAGCGGTCGAAGGAGCGTTTCGATCTCTGACGGGGACCCCTGATGGCCAAGAGTGACCTGACTCCCCAGGAGCGTTTCGACGCTCAGATGGAGGACCTGTACGAACGCGCTCTTGCCGGGGATATGCGTGCGAAGTCTGAATGGTTCGATCAGCACTCCAAGGTCCAATCCGAGCAGCTTTTCAATGTCCAGATCAATATCGTTCCGTATCGGATCGCGGACCCGTCCCTGTTCACGATCCTCCAGAACGCGGATTCTCAGGTGGTGGCAGACGCCCTGAAGGGCCTGACGATGCGAATGAAGACAGACGGGTTCGACGTGCATTTGCTCTCTCAGTGGGAGAATCTCATGCCGATGGTTTTCATGTGGCTTGAGGAGATGGAGCGACCGGGCGACGAAACACTCTAACGAGCGGGAGGCTGAAATGGCGATAGGAGGGCTGCTTCGGTATGAACGCTACGGCCACGGACGAAGGTACTCCGACCCAAAAACGCACCTGGAGCGACTCGGCACGGATGCGAAGGAGATTCCAGCAGGACAGCTTCAACCGGCTGAAATTGACCCGAACCGAGAGAAAGGTTCTTCAGATGGTCGGGGAGGGGATGAGTCGTCCAGAAGCGGCTAAAGCACTCTACATTTCCCTGAAAACGGTGGAGTGGCATCTGGCAGGTTGCTTTGTTAAACTCGACGCTCACAACATCATAGGGGCATTTTTTGAGGCAGTTCGGCGCGGAGAGTGCGTCTGCCCATGCAGAAAAGAACAATGAACACACAGACTATTAAGATTATCGCGCTGATGGTCGGAGTTATTTTTGGGGGCAGTATGGCCCTCGTATTTGCACAGCCCCCGAAGCAACTTCCTCCTGCCGACATCGGGCAGGTTAGGATGCACTTCGTAGCGGGGCATCTGACACTCTACGCTCCCGCTGGAAAAGTGACGATTCGCCCTGGAATGGACAAAGTGACCACGGTAATCGAAATCGACACTACCCCGGAAATTCCTGCCCTTAAATGAGAGTCGTTGAGATCAAAGCCACTGCCAAGAGCCGGGAAGCTCTGGAGCACTTTTTGTTCGACGGGTACGAGACTACCGCCCTCGGATTCGGTGGCTCCAGGTACGGAGCTAAAACGTGGTCGGGCGCTCAGATGATCGGGTATCGGAGCCTGATGTACGAGAATACGAGGTCACTTTGCCTTCGTACCGTTCAAAGAGCTGCCGACCTGAACCTGGGCGAAGAGATCAAGACGGCCTTTTTCAAGCGAATTGGGATGCCTGTCGGTAGGCGTACAGCGGGAGGAGTGGCTTACCTTGAAAGCGACAAACGTTTTGTGCTCCCCAACGGCTCCCTTATACAGATTGCTTATTGCCGTCTCGCGGGGGATTGGGAACAGCACCTTGGCCTCCAATGGGACAATATCTGGTTTGAACAGGCGGAACAGATGCGTGAGGATATGTACGACAAATTCCTCGGGTCTAATCGTCCCAATAATCCAGATTGTATCCCCCGAATGCTGCTTACCTTCAATCCTGGCGGAATTGGGCAAGATTGGCTCTACCGTCGAGTAATCGACCCTGAAACAAGGGACAACCGTACCGTTTACGTGAAGTCAACGGTACGGGAGTGCCTGTCCACTCTTGAGCGTGACCCGAGCTACATACCGCAAAAACTGATGAAAATACGCGATCCAGTGACTCGAAAGCGGTGGCTGGACGGCGATTGGGACATTATCAACGGCAGCTTCTTCGTGTTGCCGGAAAAGACTGTTCGAGAGGTTTACCCACCTCGCTATGCGGAGTGGCAGGGGAGCGTGGATTACGGGTACTCTAAGCCTTTTGCTTACCTGATCTCCGCGTTTTGGGAAGATGAACACGGCAAGCCCCGGCTCCACATTCAGGATGAAGTCTACCGGGCACGCCTCGATACGGATACGCAGGCCAAACTTGCTCTCGACAAAGAAGACGAAGTACGTGCCTATACCAAGGGGATTTTTAGGGAGGTTCAGTACCGCCTCGCTGACCCGGCAACAGGGGTTGCCCTGCCGCGAGAGTCTGAGGAGCAGAGCAAAGCAATCGCGGACTCCTGGCGAGATCACGATTTCTATACTTACCCTGCCGGAAAATACAGCCGACCTGCACGGTGGGCGCTTATCCGACGACTGTTGAACCGGGGGGTCCTGACGATCTCCCCCAACTGCGCGAATTTGATACTGGAGTTCAAGCGTGCGGTACAGATGGAAGATCGTGACGATATTGACCAGAAGAAGTGCCATGACCACGCGCTAGACGCGCTGGCGTACAAGGTTTGTCACCTGTTCGGCCTGAACTACGGAGCCTCACGAGAGCGTGTAGACGGCTACGGTAGACCCTTGGACGAAGTAGGAACAGACGAGCGACCTTATGCCACAATACCTGTTTAGGGATAAATGCGGAGAGCGGCATATTTACCGCCCGATGTCGGAAGGTGGGGAGCCTGCTTTCTGCCCGGTGTGCGGGAATATGCTTGAGCGCATTTTCACCGTGCCTCAAGTGCTGGTTCCTCAGTCAGACGCCTCCGAGAATGATGTCCTGGGGATTATTGCTCGTTCATCGTCCGAGAAGGACAAACTAGCAATTCAGGAGAAGTATGCAGCGCAGAATGATCCTGAGAGCGATAACCTCGTGGACGAAAAGCCAATCGTCTCGATGGATACTATCCTTCAGTCAGGTATAGTGGAAGCAGCGCAATCAGGCAGACATGCGGTTGAAAAGTGGCGCGAAGATTGGGTTCGGCCCGAACTGGAAGGCATTGCAGACGGGTGAAAAAGGACTAAACAATGAGAGTTTTGGTGGCGTGCGAGTTCAGTGGAGTAGTCAGGGACGCATTTATCCGGCGCGGTCACGATGCGGTATCGTGTGATTTACTGCCAACTGATAGCGAGGGTCCCCATATTCAGGGCGATGTACTGAGTGTGCTGGACTGCGGTTGGGATTTGATGATCGCCCATCCACCGTGCACTTACTTATCGTCTTGCGGAAATCGGCACTTGAAACAGCCGGGGCGTATTGAGAAACGTGAGCAAGACTTTGAATTTTTCATGCGAGTGTACGGTGCCCCTATCCCAAAGGTGGCAGTAGAAAATCCACATGGATATGTAAATACGCACTTTAGGAAGCCGGATCAGACAATTCATCCGTGGTATTTTGGAGAGTCTCGGATGAAGCGGACAGGTATATGGCTTCGAGGACTTCCGGTTCTGACGTATGATTTGTCGAAGCATGAGAAACCTCAGCCCGTATACTATACGCCTGACGGCAGGCCAAAGGGATATACTCATCTGACTATCAATAGATCGTTAGGCAGATCGGGGACCGCCCGTAGCATTACGTCACTAGCTATCGCAAACGCAATGGCGGAACAGTGGGGATAATGGATAGTCAAGCCTCAAAGCATCCTGACGAAAAAGAGCGCTCGCTTTCCAACCAGGAAATCATAAGCCGGGTACGCTTTATGAACCGCTGGCTTCGAGGCTTTCGAGCTGCGGATGAAAGCGCCTCACGTCGCTACATCGACGCCAACGCCTCCGATTCTGGCGGGGACAGCTACGACATTGAGGGCGAAGGCGACCTCATGTGGTCGGACGATTCCGACGAAGCAGATGTCCCTGACGACATCCCGGTAGGGCAGATCAACTATGCGACAATCAACAATGAGATTAAACAGGCGGCAATTGCTATCAAGCCTCCTAACCTCAACATCGTCGCCAATGAAGACCCGCACACCGGCGTTCCGGGGGCTGCTAAGATCATTAATAAGTATTGGCAGAAATGCTGGAAAGATGGCGGATGGGGGCGAGAAGTACAGGCGGGCCTTCAAAAAGTGGGAATCTGCGGACTCGGCGTACTCACCTATTATTGGTCTGAGCGCTATGGCCCGATGTTCGAGAACGTCATCTCCCGAGATTTGCTCATCAATCCCACGGCAAACAACTGGCGCAGACTAGGCTACGGCGGCAGGGTCGTCAAAATGACGCTGCGGGAGGCCAAGGCCAAGTACGACCCGAACGGCGAAAACGAATACTTCATGGCCGGGGAGTTTACCCTGGAGGACACGTCGAATTCGGATCGTAAGGTAATCCTCATCAAACTGTATTGGGATTACTACACCGAGGCCCATGTCTACGATAACCGGGTAATCCATCGGACTCCCAATCTGTACCAGGGGATCACAGACGATGTACCCCTGATCGAGCAGCTTTCGATGATCGACCCTCGTGGCAGGCTCCTTCCGATGGGAGACAATGTACTCGCTTCCGGCCTAAATCAGGCATGTGTGGACCTGACCACGGCGGCAACCAACATGGCTCGTCACGGCGGACAGATCACGCTGGCAGAGGAGAAGGCGTTCGATGAAGGCGTCAAGCGAGCAATTCAAAACGGGCAGCAGCAGCAGGTTATTTTCACGCGCACGCCGATTAATCCTCAGAATGTGCCTATCCATCGGGTTTCTGCGGAACAGCTATCCCCCGGATTTGAGGCTGCAAAGGCTGACATGGTACAGGCGCTCGATGCTGTACAGGGCATTGGTGTCGGCGCTCGTGGAACTGGAGGGCTTGCCGGAGAAACCGCCACCTCAGCTCTCATATCTGAGGGCAGAAGCGGAGCTATCCCTACTCAAGCTAGGGTTAGACAAGAAGAGTGGCTGACTCGCATGGCCGAAGCCTTCGTAGCCATGATGCAGCGGTTCGGAGGCCCAACCGAAGCTGATCCGGGAAACCCTCAAACTCGTATGTTGTGGCAGGCGTTTGCCGCCGTGACCGAGGTTTGCGTGGAGCCGGGGTCTACTTCGTTTCGTAACCCTGCGACCTCTGAGCAGTCCGCGCTCCAGCTTTATATCGGGATCATGCAGCAGATGCCTGCCTGGGAAGGCATGGCGGCAAAGGGCGCGGTCCCTGCAATCCCTGATCCTATCGCAGCGTTCCAGCATTTGCTTCGAGCCTTCAACGTGGGAGACTACGACAACTACATGCGCCCCGCACAGCCTGCGCCTCCTCAATCACTGCTGTCTCCGATCCGGGAACGACTGCTGAACTTCATGTATAAGGAGGGGCCTCCCGACATCCAGAGGCAGGTCGAAATGGAGGCGGGATTCAAGCCTTCGCAGATGCCGACCGAGAGCGATAACGAGGTAAAGGCCGCTTCGGAGCAGATGCGTGCCATGACGGACCTCGAAAAACAGCGTCGGGAACACGCTCACGAAGACAGTCATAAAATTCTTGACACGCTTTTATCGAACGGAAAAGCAAAAGCGTAGGGTATATTGTAGCAAGGAGACTTTATCGTGGACGAAGAAATCGCTAATCAAATAGCCGAAGATGATACGCCACTTGGCGAAGCTCTCTCCATTTCGGAAATGCCTGACGAGTTCGGCGATCTGTCGAATATGAACGATTTCTCGTTCCTTGCTGATGATGATATTCCTGCCGATGACACAGAAGAGACACAGGCAGTACACGAGGATGGTGCGGGAGATGCGAAACCGGAAGGAACGCCCCCCGAAACCTCTGACGCTGAAAAGTCTGCTCCTGAAGTCGATCCGCAGTCTGCTGAGAAGCTGGAAGCGTACGAGCGGCTAGATTCCGCGCTACGCGAGAATCCAGGACAGGCTATCAAGGCTATTTTTGCCGGTATGGACCCGAGAGATCGGGCTGCTCTTGCGACGGAGCTTGTTGGTGGAGCGCAGGCCCCGTCGCAAGAATCCGACGCGTTTGACCTGAAGGAGTACGAGCCGCAGGGCGAAATGGAAGAGGCCCTGGCGAAGCGGTGGGACAGCATCGAGGCTATCCCCGCAATCATTCAGGCCCAAAACGAGACAGACCGAAGAATCGAGCAGGGATTTGCGGCCTTCGTGCCGCATGTTACTGACGCCAATATCGCAGCGCAGCTCGCACTTGCCAAAGCAGAGGCAATTTGCGAGGCGTTGGGGATAGAACTACCTGATCCTGATGGGTCGGCTATTCTGAAGACCCTGCAAGGCGGTAAGAGCACTTATCGTGATGCAGTACGGGCGAGTGCGAACTACAAAGGACAAATAGACGCACACAAGCAGACGCGCAGACCACGGCCTGAAACGCCGGGGGGAGGGCCACGATCCATTGAAAAGATCGCGGCTGGCACAGATGCGGTCACTATCGCTCGGAGGCTAGGGCAACTGCCGCCTCGGTAAAGGGTCAAACTAAATGGCGTTGACGAATGCGGATGCCGCTGCAAACGGCTTTACCTCCGCTGTCCGAGATGCGTGGCTATCGGCAAACTACATGCCGCTGTTCACGCAGCGGTCGCCCGTCCTCAAGATGCTGCAAATGCGGCGCGGCATCACCAAGCCTCGCGGGTATGGCGATCGTATGCGAGAGCCGATCATGGTCCCTGTGACCACCGGCCCTCAGTTTGAAGGACAGTCCACCGGCTACCAGGAAGAGAATCCTGAGCCAATGACGGGCTACACCAGCGCGTACTACTACCTCAGCCAGTACAAGATCGACGTATCGTGGGACGACTACGATATGGTACGCGGCGGCGATCCGGTAGAGATGGTCCGTTGGAGCGAGAGCCACTTCAAGAATGCCCTCCTGCGCTCGTTCAACAAACTTTTGAAGCACCTTTGGGACCCGCCGGAGACGGCAGGCTCCACAGGGATTCGCACTCGAATTGCCTCCCTCCGAACCCTGATTAACTCAGGAGGATCGTCCACAACGGACGGTGGCGCACAGCCCCCGGCGCAGTCTAACCAACTGAACCCGGCTGTCGTCGGGGCAACCGGAACTACCGCGATCACCAATGTAGGCTCCCTGGAGCGCAATGCCGCAGGCGCGGCCTACTGGTGCAGCAACGTGTGGGACACGTCAGGCTCCCCGGCTGTTCAGGCGCTCACGGTGCAAGTCCTCAACGACATCTACGAGGACGCGTATCAGGACGGCGAGGAGCCGGACCTGTGTATCGTTCCCCCGGCACTGTACTCCAAGCTGCAAAACCTGCTGACAGTAGGTGGCGGCAACGGTGGGCAGGTGTTCGGAGAGAGCCGACTGGCGAAGCTCGGATTCTCCGCGATCAAGTTCCGTAACGCTGAGCTGGTTGTTGACAAAAGATGCCCAACAGCAGGCTTCGTGTCAGGAACCTCCACCGCACTCGGAATGCACCTGTTCATGTTGAATATGCGGCATTTGTTCTGGAGAACAACCGGCAACAAGCCCAAGTTCAAGGAAGTCGTGTCCAACCGGCTGATTGAGGAGCATGTTGGCTCGTGGTACGGCGCTCTGACGGCCGATCATCTTGGCAACGTACACAGCCTGCACCCGTTTTTGAGCCAATGAGAATATGTTCTCATTAAAGAAGGCAGGCAGGCTTTTCTCGGCAAGCATCACTCTGAAGAAACTAAACAAAAGCTCTCCGAGGCCCGGAGGGGGGAGGGCAATCCGCATTACGGAAAGCCTTCCTCCGAAGCTCAAAAGGCAGCAGCGTCCGCAACTTGGAAGGGTGTAAAGCGAGGGCCGATGTCCGAAGAAACCAAACAGAAACTCCGAGAGGCCCGAGCGCGGCAAACAGCAGCGCAGAAACAGAAGTAAATGCCGCCTACCTTCCTACCCATAAATCAGGCGAATGGCGCTCCGGTCCAAGAATACGGCGCTATGCAGGCGTTCGTTGTTCCTACCCTTACGGGTCAGACACTTGTGCCTCCTAGCCTTCCGGCGTTCCAGACTCAGGACAGGCAGGACATGAGCCTGGTGGTCCGAGTCGTGGCTACCGGGGCGTTTCACCTGGACTATGAGTTCAGTACGGACATGGGTACGACCTGGTACGTTGGGGAGCAAGTCGCTTCTTCTACGATCACGGCAGATGACGGTACGGCCCTTTATACACAAAACGCAGTAATGAATATAACGGTCGGCTGGTGGTGGAGAGTGAAAATCTACAATACCACCGGGGGCGACATCACGGCAGCAGGAGAGTGGCGGTACTTCTCCGCAGGAGGCTAGTTGAATGGCAGGTTTTGCTCTAGTCGCTCCGGGTAATGCGGTCATTCCCGGCCCGATCATCGGAAATTTTCTGGTCAAGAACGCTGAGATCATCAACAACGGCGATCCGGTCGGTATTGACAGCTCCGGCCTCGTCGTGTGCGCCTCCAAGACCCAGGGCGCGATCGTGAAGGCCATTGGCTTTGCGATCATGGTAGACGACCTCTCAGGCGGAACGGCGTCCTACGTTACCGGAGACGGCAGTACGGTTTATATCGGAATCTGCCGACACTGCAAGATTCTAGGCGTCAACAGCACGCTCGTACCATCGCTGGCAAAGGGCCTGCCGGTCTATCTCGCGGCCTCCTGTGTGACTGCGGGTACGGTGAGCGCGTTGACCTGCGCCTTGACCACGACCAACGGCGATCTCATTCAAGAGCTTGGCTTCGTCATGCCGAATGGTACGGACCTGTGGCTGGATTGCCCAACACAGAACGGCTTCAAGTACCAGACCGCAGGCAACTCTACTCTCACCTTTGCGTAAGGGGCAGTAGATGCTCAAGCAAGTAATTGAGTGGGCTGAGAAGATATTCGCGCACCAGATGCACCATTCGGAGTGTCTGGAGCGCGTGGAGAGGAACCAAGAAGAGATCATGGCAGGCATAGCAGAACTCAATGCCGCAATCGCGGCCCTCCCTCAGAAGATCGCAGACGACGTTATTCCGCTAATCCCTGTTCCGGCAACGGGCGGGGGAGATACGGGCGGTCCTGTGGGCGACACGACTCCGCAGATCGAGGCCCTGGCGCAGATTCCCTCGCGGGTAGCGTCAATGGTTCAGGCAGCGATCGCAGCAGGCACCCCCGCGCCCCCTGCTGTCACGGATACGCCTCCAGCGGACACTTCTGGCGACACTGCGACCGAATAAGGCAGCCGATGGAAGCAACTCTCGAAAGAGCCTTTATCGCCACTCACACCCTGCATGGGGTTCTGGTAATGCGGAACCCCGACTTCAAATTCGGGCCTGGGGGCACGAGTCCCAGGAAAATGTGGGTAGACGCAGATGGCAATACTTATCCTTCGGGGGCAGGCAATAAAGCTACTCCCCTCGTAGCAGATGCACCAATGCCTGCGGCTATCAAAGTTCAGCAGTACGATGGGTTCGGTCATACGCACGGCAAGATCGGGGAGGTAATCCCCTCCGACTGGTATCAGGCCCACTACGCACAGATCAAGTCCCCGAAAGGGGTAATGGTCACTCGTGAGGCTGCTGCCGCTGCCCTTCGTGCCTCTGCATGGCCTGACAGCGATTCTCCCTGCGGGAACGCAGGCAACTCGAAAGACGATGATGCAGCGTTCGAGGGCAAGGACGCAGAAGGCAACTGTATCGTAAAGCTATTCATGCGCGGCAAGGGCTACTTCAAAGTCAAGATACCTGCCGCCATGTTCCTAGAGATCGTGGATGAATGACCTTCAAGGACATAAGGGACCGAATAGCCTCTCTTCTCCTGTTTGGCGGCTGGACCAACACAGCCGTCAAACCGGACTACGCCTACCTCGCTAACATGGGCCTTAAGCTCTTCACTCAGGAGAGCCAGCATTGCGTTGAGCCTGTTACCCTCCTCACCGTCAAAGGTCAGCCTACCTATGATGTTCGACCCGACCCCACCGACAAGCGGGATTGGGTCATGCTGTTCAATGACGCGGCCTACGGATTCAATCAATGCCCTCCGGGAACGAATTACGTAGCCCTCGCAGCGAGTGGGCAGCTTGGCCTTCAAGTCCCCGGATCGACGGAACCCTGTGCGGAGAGCGGCCTGAACGTCGCGTGGCTTCCGCAAGCATCCTTGACCACGCTCGATAACATGAATCGCCTATGGAGGTTCACCCCCGCAGGAACCCCGCAGCAGTGGTACTGGTACGATCCTCAGCATGTAGGGCTGTGGCCCGTTCCCTGCTCGGACGGCATTCCGATCTCGTGGCTAGGAATCCGGTACGAGCCTCGCATGGTCAACGATTCGGACACCCCCCTCGTGCCCGATATGGACTGCGAAGGCATCTGCCTGCTCGGAGCCTGGTATCACGGCAAGCTCTACGCTCGTGGCGAGGAAATCCAGACGATCACGACCTATCGTGAAGAGGGACTCGCCTTCGCCTATCGTACCAAGGAGATCATGTCTGCCAAAAACGCGGAGTTGACAACCCGGTATGTTTCACGCGCTCCGCAGGAGTATATGCAGTCGGGCATGAAGCAGATACCGTTCTTCGCGCTATCGAGGCAGTAAATGCCAGAGATTTTGGATGTTCCATTTGGCGGTCTTTCCGGTCTGGTTCACCCCAATCGTGTCCCCTTCGATCAGGCGATTACCGCAACCGATTGCTTCCTTGATGATGATACGGTAACAGGCAGAACCGGCTACCGATCCGCGACACAGGCCGCTATCGCCTCGTCAGGCAATCCTCAGTTCATTGGCAGGTTTCAGCCTGACCTTTCCAGGGCAGCGCGTACCGTAATCGTGATCTCGGGCGACATCTATTTGATGTCTGAGCCTTCGAGCGATCTGCTGTCGGACGCTGTACCGACGCTGCTGCAAGCAGGCGTTTTCGGTATACATGACGGTATCAGCGGGTCCCAACTCGGCACCAATTTCTATCTCGCCACCGATAACGCAACCGCCAAGTGGGTACGGATCACCGACGCTTTTGCACTTGAAGTTCTTCAGCAGCTGCCGACGCCCCCGCTCCCATCGTTCAGCCTGGGCAGCATTTCATTCATCTCGTTTCCGCAGACTCCGCTGCATTGGACCTTTGCAGGAGGGCTATCCGGATCGGTTCCGGGCATCTCCACATGGTCTGAATTCTCAGGGACGATTGGGGGAACCGCTACGGTCGATCTGACCGGGGGCGGGGTAATCGACCCCTACGATTGGACAAATACGAAGTGGCTGCTCGTGGTGTGCTCTCCTCAGACGCAGAGCGCAGGGGGCGGACAGTTCAGCATCAGCCTGGGCAACTCGGCCAACACCTTCGTAAGCGTTCAGACCATCTATGACACTACTGGAGCGGATAGCCCCTACGCGGCCTACCTGTTGCTCTCAGGTGTGGACCCGGCAGTTCTGATTGATGTCACGCAGATGCAGTTCACGCAGGTAGGCCCTTCGACCGGCGCCTTCGATGTCTTGGGCTACATGCCGATCAATACCCCGCCTGCACCCGGAACTGTGCCCTACTACGTGACCTATTTCAACAGCGTGACCGGCGCTGAATCCGCATTGTCGCCTGTGACGGATGTCGTTTACAACAACAACTCGGTCACGTTCCCGACCTATAACGCCGCTAGAAACCATTTCGGGGGCCTGGTTTACGTCGGGAATGCCTCGACCAACCCGGAGAGCCTGTCCGCATCGGCCAACTTCAACGCAGGGGCAGGATTGCAATCTCCTGCCGCGTCTGATTTCACTTCGGTATACACCTTTAGCGGCGCCATCTCTTCCTCCGCAAGATACGATAACGCGGACACGGTGAGGCTCTACCGGGGGACGCCCAACGGTATTTCCCTCGTAGGATCGAGCGTCTATTCTCCCGATGGAACCGCAGCCGCCGCAGTTCGCGCTGACGGCTCCGCATGGACAACCGGAACGGGGACCATCTCCGATCTGCCGCATAACGTATCTTACTGGCAAGCGGGGGGCACGACCTGGAGCATCACGGACAACACCGGAGCTTCTGCTGCGGCGAACATGATTTACTCTCCGGGGGGTCCAGGCCCTCGCACCGTCACAATGGCGGCATTTGCAGGCAGGCTGATCGCGGCTTACGCCAATCGGCTCTATATCAGCAGCTTTACCCCGGTGACTGCGGCATCGAATCTGATCCCCGAGTGGCCCCCGATTGCGGTGCAGGATGCGAATGGCTGGAGCTTCGACATCACCCCTTCACCTACCGAGCAGATTCTTTCAGTCGTGGCAGGGGACGCGCTCTACATTCTCACGAACAGCCGGGTACTGGTGCTCCGCAGCTTGACCCCCGGAACCGTGCCGTTTGAAGTGTTCAGCCGGGGAGTGATTGGCCGGCACGCGGCGATCTACGTAGAGGAGCAGTTGATTTGGGCTGCTTATGACGGCGTATACGCGGCTCAGAACGTGACCAATACCTCAGAGCTTTCCCAGGCCATTCGCATCTATGTCTACGAAGAGCAGTTTCGACCGGACAGTTCGGTGGTCCTGGGCTACCAACTTCGTAAGCTCCATGTGTTTCGGTGTGTCTATCGCCTCCGGTATGACTTCGTGACGCAGAAATGGACCGGGCCTGACACTCTGGCGAACAGTATTTTCTCGGCTATTACCTTCGTAGAGGTCAGCAGCTCGGGCTGCGATTTGCGGGAGCAGCTTTGGGCCTTGACCGATGATTGGTTCGTGGGGAGGTTTCAGCCCTTCTGCTGGAAGGACAATCAGATAGACGAAGGGGCAGGGACCGCGCCCCCTCCGTGGGCCTACAGCACCGGGTTTTCCCGAACGGTCAAGCCTGGGTACATTGACGAGTTGAGCGTGCTTGCTTCGGGCCTGGTGACGGCGAAAGTAGCCAAGACCCTTGAGGCAATCGAGCCTGACGAGGCTCGTATGCTCGTAGCGAATGACCAACTCTGGCGAACAGAGGTTGATTTTTCGGGGCCTACCGACCTTCGCGGCAAGAAGATGCGCGTGGAGTTCAGCGGGACCAACCTCGTGACTCTGTATTCGGCGCACATTCAGCGCGAAGAGATCGACGCGAGGGGCGGCTAATGGAAGTAGTCCATACAACAGGAGATCGTGCGCTTGATGAGGAAATAAACCGTATCCTCGCCCGGTTAGCGAGGCTGGAAGGTGGAAATACCTCCGAGCAGAATTCGTCTTTAGCACCGGGTATTCCTACTTCTACGCCTGGGCCTCCCGGTCCCCCTGGACCAATGGGGATGCCGGGAACTGACGGCGCGATTGGACCTGTAGGCCCGTTTGCATTCGGTATGGACGGAGAAGATGGTGAGCCTGGGCCTCCTGGGAGGCAGGGCGTAGACGGATCGGCAGGGCCTACTGGGGCAGTGGGTCCCGCTGGACTTCCCGTATTCTTGGTTGGTGATCCGGGGGAAGACGGAGAACCCGGCCCTCCGGGAATGCGCGGGGCAGATGGAATTGCCGGTAGCCCTGGCGCACAGGGTCCAATGGGACTGCCGATCTTCCTGCTGGGCGAAGACGGCGAAGAGGGAGCGATAGGACCGCCTGGGCCTGCGGGAGCGACAGGCGCAACCGGGGCGACGGGTCCGGCAGGAGCGGATGGCGGAGGTGGAGCGAGCGGGTCTGCCTTTTCGCTGGCCGATCTGTTTGAAACGAACGAGCCGTGGCCGCTGTTTAGTCCCGTTACGCAGGCGACCGGAAATATTAGCGGCGGGTTCGATGGCGGCGGTACAGCCTGCCTCGTTGGAAGTAAGGCGCGCATCCGCTGTCCGTTCGCGGGGACGATTACCGGGTGGACGGTGGGCGCGGATGTCTCGGATACGATCTCGATCGAGGTCCGCAAGTGTACTCAGGCGCAGTTCGACGGCGGGGCCACGCATCCGGCGACCGGGGATAAGATTAGCGCGAGCGCGCCGCCTTCTACCAGCGCGAGCACGAAGGGCGCTTCAACGACGCTGACCGGCTGGACGACTGCCGTGAGCGCGGGTGATTGGATCGAGTTCTATCTCTCGGCTTGCGCGGCCGCGACATTGATCGTGGTGCAATTGGAGCTGACGAAGAGCTAGGAGAGATATGGCGACTGGCTGGCGATCTTATAGTTCCACTGATGGCAGCGCGCCCTCATTGACCGGACAGACCGGATCACTGATTACGGTGCTTGATGCAGTGCTTGTGAATGGTTACGGCTCGCAAAGTGCGGCAGGCTCTTCGCCGGGTGCAGGCGCATGGTCAAAGGCTTTCAGCGGCACGTCCAAAGCCGCGTATCGTCCTTCTGCCGGCAACCAATTCTACATGCGTATCCAGGACGATGGGCCTGGTGTGGCTACCTTTCAGGAGGCGCGCATCGTCGGCTACGAAGCCATGACCACGGTCGACGCCGGTACAAATCCAATGCCGACCGTTGCTCAGGCGGCGAATGGGCAGTTCATTCGCAAGAGCGCGGCCGCGAGCAGTACGGCGCGGGCCTGGAAGTGCTGGGCGGATGACCGCACTGTGATCTTTGCAGCGCAGACCGGGGATACGGCGAGCACCTGGCTCTGCTGGTATTGGGGCGACTTCTACAGCCATTTGAGCGCAGACGGCTACCGCACTGGGCTGATTGCGCGGCCGACTGAAAACAGCGCCACGACCACTACGGCCGTTGAGCGCTTTGCCGTATTCGGAAGTTCTCCTGTTGCATTAACTGGCCATTATGTACAGCGCAGCCGATCAGGCACCGTAGGAGCGATGCAGACAGGGAAGAACGCAAGCGTTGCGGGCGACAGTTCAACAACGGCGGTCGGCGGCAACAGCACTACCATGAACTATCCCAATGGCGAGGACGGAGGTTTGTATTTGCAGCCTCTTTATATCTTCGACCCGACCACTGTTCCCACAAATAGCGTTCGTGGCCGTTACCGCGGGATCTGGCATAACGTGCACCCAGCATCGTCATTCAATGACGGCGATACCTTCAGCGGCGTAGGAGACTATTCAGGCAAGAGCTTCCTGGTCGTGAAAACCATCGGCGGTGTGGGAGTGCTTATAGTTGAAACCTCGGACACTGTTGATGTGAGCAGCTGATGGCAAGCCTTGGAACCATTGGGATTGTCGAGGGTCAAAAACTCAAGATCACGAAGGCGGCTATCGCGCCGGGATTCGTGTTCTTGCCGCTTCGGCCGCGCGTAATCTGCATGGGCGGCGGTGTCAGTGACCGGCTCTGGTACGGCCAGAAGTCAACGAGCGATGGATCGCCATCTCAGCCGAGCCTTGAGTTTGAGGACTGCAACGCGCTGTTCCGGTTTCGCTGGGCGGTGAAGGCCGGGACGCGAACGCTCTCGATCAAGGTTG